AAGTTTTGGTAGTATTTCGGGGAAGTTCAACCCTTTTACATATCCGCCCGTTTCAACAGGGAGCAACCCAGCTAACCTACCATTAAGAGAACTACCATCAACAAATTGAGACGAATTATCAAATACATAAGCCTCACGCCTGTCAGCTAAATGATTAATTGTAACGCCATCAATCCATTTCCAAATGTGACCAAAGATGTTTTCAATGAATAGAAATCTGTTAGTTGTAAAAGTTCTGTTAACTCCTGCGCCACCGAAGTTTGGAATTATTACCGATGCTTCGCCCCAGTGTTTTGCAAGTGAATTACAGCCACCCGCAGCAACAAAAGGATTGTTGGCATTAAACGCACCCCATTCCGCACTAACGGCTGTTGTTATGCCATTACCTAATCCTCCTTCGACAATAGCCATCAACGGTTAAGGTAAGGTTAACAGGCTTCTGGAGGTTATTAGTGGCAAATTGAAGTTGAAATAAGTGTACTAATTCAGTGTAAGGTTTTATCCATTGTTGTTCAAAACCTGCACCATTTGCTCTTGCTGCAATTCTGAAATTAATTAGATTAGTTGAAGTAGTCGGCAATACTCCTGATACGCTGCTTAATTTACCGACCACAACCCGACCTTCGTAAATCGAATAAAATTGAGGCTCTATTTCAACCCATCCATCACCTGTTTGTCGATGAACGCTAAATTTCATTCTTTCAACATTACCAACCTTCTCGGTGTGTTTCCAGTAACTTGCGCTTTGATATGACATTACATTACCATCTGCACCTGTTAAATCAGAGTTTGTAACTCCATCTATTTTCTTACTGAAATCATCTGGTTTGAGATAGTAGTTAACTGTCTTATCAGGATTCATCACGCAAGGCTTGAATAACGCCTGAATGGGCATAGTGGCGTGCAAAATCATATCATCAGGAGATGATGCTATACGTGTCCAATCTGGTGAAGTGATTGTGTTGTCACGTTCAATGCCGTACCAGCTTTGGTTCAACTTTGACCCAAGCCGAACTTTATCAAGCCCTAAGCCTAATCCTATCGTCGGCATGATTACTGAGCTATAGGGTTGACAAATATACCTTCAGCATCTGTTCCGGTAACATACACCTTCTTAACGATAGGGCAGAGAGCGTGAGGGGTTTCTTTGGCAAGGGTGAGTATAAGTGTACCACCGCCCACCAAGTCAACTTTTACCGCTCCTTCCGTACCGGTTGAGTCAAGGAATATCTGTCCGGGGGTTGGGTTGCCGTTAGCGTCTAAAATGTCCTCCGTGTCTGAAGGCACTACCTCAATAGCTTGTAAGGTAAAAGCAACGTTTTTTATCTGATCCTGGTTCATGGCGTGAGGGTTTGCGTGAAAGTTTTAAGTGTGTATATTATACAAATAAAAACCTCAGAAGCAAATAAAAAAGATAAAAAAAAAGGTCAGGACAGATAGCTAACGACCCGAAGGCCTACCCAGAGGATTTGCAGGTGGCTCATGCCCCGAAGGCATCCTATACCCTCCCTGTACTGCCCCGACCATATTTTACCGAAGNATTATANCGTTTGATCTGTATCGTAGCAATAAAGACACCATCNCCATAGNGGTAGATAGCGCTGTTTTTGCCCTGAGATAAACGATATCGCTTAAATCCCCTATTAACTTCGCCCCTTCTACAAGGGGGTGATCTATCACAATAGCAAACCTGAAACCTATCGAAAGTGTTTTCCNGCCAGCGGCTTCGATCTGTTTAATGATCGCCGTATCGGTAGCGTCTGAAAGTTTGAAGTATTCATTTGTTTTGAGGTGTTGGGCGTAGAAGTACTCATAAGGATCAAGCCCTATAAGCTGCTTTTCTCCCCTTGCTGAGGTAAGTTCAAATTCGGTTTGTCGTCCGGGCGTCGCTATAGCCTCCACTTTGCAAACAGTTTCTCCGGCATAGAATTTTGAGCCGGGATACTTCACCCCGTTTAAGTGCGGTTCGTGCGCCCATTTCTTTTTATGTGAAAGATCGAAAGCCCTTATAACCCTTTGAAAGAAAATATTGTCAACTCTGAGGGTTGTACCCGCTTGCTCCGCTGCGAAAGTTAAATCCGCCTGTGAAGCTACTGAAGGGGACGTCCTTCTTATTCTGTAGGTGTAAGTACCGTTTGCAGATATCGCGGGTGTCACCCCGTTACCGTAGAAAACACGGATAGCCCCGCTGACGTACCCACTGACGGTAAAAGTAATTTCAAACCACGCATAAGGCACTGCTACGCTTGTCGCCATTAGGTGCGTCATGCTATCCCCTTCGCCCGTATCTATGAACATCATGTGTGACCCCTCTATCACCACATCCCCTGAACGTTCCCACGCTCCGGGATCATCGCATCCGGGATCAGTACATATATTAACCCCCAGTGTCTCACTAACAAGCTTCCGCCTGAAATTATTCCGCTGCCTGAAAACCCATATCTCAGGGTTATGCGCAAGAAAGGATTCATCGGCGGCATCCCATGAAGCGTAAAGGTCTTCGCTTCTTTTTGGGGGTGTTCCTGCTGCCCGGAAATGTCCGTAGGCTAATTTGAGCGTCGGGATTTGGATAGATTCCCCCGTTCCTCCTGAACCCGTAAGGTAAGGTAAGCCTGACCAACTGGTGACCCCGTCCCCTACTTTCATTTTTGATTCTACCTGCCCCGGCTCTTGCTCTATTCCCGGCTCTCCTTTAAGTAAGACAGGGTTAATTTCTAACCATCGGGCGGCAGTAGCTCTTTTAAATCTTATTTGTTTTGACATTATACCTCTCCCCCGTCGATTTCGTTTGTAAAGTTTAACCTTCCTGCTCCGTCTGTCACCACTACCTTGCCCCTATCTGGGGCGTCAACGGAAGCATGGTCGTAAATAGAGTCTATTTCGTGCAACCTGTCATGCTCCGTTCCCCCTATCGCTATTACGGGATTAGTTGTTTCGTTTGTCAAGAGCTGCGTTGCTGCACTGCTGGTTATATTGATCTGGGCTGATACCGGTAAACCTGTATTTACCTGAGTGCCTTCGATGTTGACAAGCAGATTACTCCCGTCGATTATACGGGTAACCTTGTCGATCTTTGCCCNTGGTTCCCACCGCTCCAGAGCCGCAATNANGATATTCCGGACTTTGCCGAAGCTCTCCGTTATCGGNTTATCNATNTANCNGAACAAGTCACACCCGAACTCNGGNAGCAAAGGGATTGCACCGGGAACNGTAAATAAGATGTTCTGCCAGCATTGCTTTATGTCTTCAAAGCCTTGCACGTACTGACTTAACTCTGCCTGATTTATAGATTGATCGTTCATTAGGTTCCGGGTGTTGGTGGTACGTTTGGAGCGGAGTGCGTGTGTGTTGATAAGCCTACTTTCGTGGCTGGTGTTGCTGTCATTGCTTCGATAGTCATAGTAGCATCAATGCTGCCTTTTACCTTTACGCTGCCTGTGACTTCTAAATCACCGGTTAACTTCAGGTCTTTACATTTTATCTCTATGTCCTTGTCTGCATCAATGGTGAGCTTACGACTTGACCAATCGTAATATATCTTAGTGCCGTCGGGAAATTCTATTCCCCTGACCTTGTCAGAAGCAAAGGAGGGGGGAGCGTCGGTGTCTGACCAGGTGGATCCTATTATCTCCCCTTGCTCCCCGTCGGAGTGCATCAGTACTGCTACCTGAGTGTTCACGGGAAACGTTACCCAGCTTTTAACAGACTTTGAGCCGCTGCAAGGCAGAGATAACCAGCCGGTCTTTATTCCCAGTTCGTCAAACTCTACCCGTGCAAAGCCGAGGTTTTCGTTCTTTCCCAGTTCGTTTATAAGTCCGTATCTTAACATTATTCTACCTCCCCTTCATATTCGTTTTCAGCGTAAGTAGCTGTTTTGGTTTCAGCCGGTTTAGGCACTCTTTGAGGCTTCGGGATTGTTCCGGTTTTCCGCACTTCAAGGGCTGTTGTATAAGCCCCGCTGCCTGATAGCGTGTGAGTACTTTTAACGATGTGATACTTACCGCTTGCCGCTCCTATGCCTGTCAGATTAAAGTTTACCCCGGCAACCAGTTCAGGATCTCCGGGTATTTCGTTAATGGTCCCTGACTGCTTGAACCGGTTCTTTGACCAGAGGCCGGATTTAACCTTCAGCTCTGCCTGCACTTTGTTTTCAGCGTGTCCGCCTCCTACCTGAGTGTTACTACCTCCCCCCGCTTCGTCGTTCTGGGCATACCCGACAATAACGTTCTTGCGACTTACCCTCTTAGTGATTGAACCGGAGGCGTAAGTATCGTAAGTTTTCTCAGTAAGGCTGTAACTGCCTACCTGTGTAATGTCGATATCCTTAATAGCCTCTGCATTGTCCAGCGCGTAATAACTTGTAAAAACAAGCTTATCCCCTTTAACGGAGAATATAAACCCGTACTCCTTCGCTATTTCAGCA